CGGTTATTTGCCTTACTCTGTATCATCATCGTCACGCGACACCATTGCTGGAGTCCAGGGTAATCGCGCGTATTATTACGCGAAAGATCTAGCTCTACGACCGAGCTATGATTCCATCACCCCACGCCACATTTTGAAGTTTGTGGATGTGGATTATTATCCGGACATGGATTTGTACGCCCGATTCGTCGTGCCGATGCTCATCTACACTTTTGTCCCGCGCCAGGTGGGCGGGCAGGTACCCAACGGTTTGATGACTGTGAAAGATAACGTCGTTCACGTCCACGTTGATGGTGATGCTCCGTATGCTCATCAGTTGTGGAATTATGACAGTGATTGTATCGCTGTACATTTCTACAACAAGACAGTGATCTTCCTGAAGGAAGCGGTTCAGACCCACGACATCCATCGTCGCATTATTGGTCTGTTTCCCGTGAAGGTGGTCTATACAACGATCGCCCGATTACTGCCAGCTTTTGTGCTGAAGCGTAGGGAGTTTGAGTGTGGTGACATCAATGTGTTTAGGTTCAACGATAGACACAAAGGCTTGATGATTTCGGTGGGCTTCCCCGGTGAGTATGACTCTGTTACCATCACAGAGAGTTTGATGCTCACGATATTAACTAGGGTTGGAGCCTCAGATAAAGCGTACATCTCGGATGTGGAGCGGGTTGTAAATAACGAGAAACCCAAAATCGAGGACGGCCCAGCGTTGGCCGCGAAGATCTTTCGATTGCTACCACACCTTAAGAAGATCCCGGAATTAACCATCACGATGGATTGCGGCCGCTTGCCAGACACCGTGCGGCAAGTTAATTATCAGACGCTTGAACCGCTCATCTTTGAAGATGGAGCTGACACCGTTCGCGTTATTGGACCGCAACTTATAGATGGTGGGAACGTAGGACCAGTGAAATCGTATAATAACGATGTTGATTGTGTCGCCAACAGGGTTACTGCCGTGATCAACCCTGTTAAGAGCTGGCCGCCGCGCTTTAATAAGTACTTTGCGGAATTCAACCGATTCTTGGTTCCTGATGACAAGGTGCACAAAGGTGTGCCTTGCGACATTGAAGAGGTGCTCGCTCGCCAAAATCGGCCAAGTCAACGCCGTGGCTTTGAGCGTATTAAGAACTTTATGGGCATGTCCCGCTTCATTGTCAAAGCGTTCCAGAAAGGGGAAACATATCCTGGGTTTAAGCACCCCCGGAATATAAGTACCGTCGATGCTGATCACCGGACGAGATATGCGTCGTTCTTGTACCGCCTGAGCGCTGAGGTGTTGAAACCTCAGGTGTTTTGGGCGTTTGGCAAAACCCCGCGGGAGATAGCTGACAGAATGCACGAAGTGTGCAAGAATGCCACCACTATCACCCCCACTGATTTCTCCGCCTGGG